CTGAGCCGGATCTACGCTTGTCCTAACCGTTCGTTTTCATCCTTTTGCAAGGTAGAGAAAGCTATCGACAAGATATCGATTGCACTGAACCGCGATCGAGAACGTTATGTTCTTAAACTTCGAGGGTATTGGACCACCGACCGTAATACCCCTATCGTCGGAGCTTATATTACTGCCTTGGCTAATTTGTACGGCGTCGATCTGTGTCAGATTGGTGACGGGACTCCCATCACTTCTGAGGATAACATTTACTTGTTAGACCATGACGACGAACGCCGGAAGATTTACGAAATGGATCGCGAGCTTTATTATAAGATCGCTGGTGGTCCATATCCATGGGATGAAGGTGCAAGTGAGCTGCAATACGAGTGTGTCGCGAAAGATTACAATATGACGTCAAACGAGCTGTATGCTTTTGACGAACTTTTGCGGTCGCAGTCTACGTGGGAGGGCATTCAGGGAGTGATGGTACCTGCACAGGTTGCCAAAGAAACACCCGATGACCCTCTAGGTTTACAACGCAAACCAGATCCTCCTGGTGTCTTGCGCGTCCCAGCCTTTAAAGGGGACGAACCACGCATGTGCACTTTTGAGTCCATCGATGGTGGATCCAGTCGCCAAAATGACGTGAAGCTACCCGCTCCTTCCTCGAGTAGCGAACGCACGCAAGCGGCTTTTAAAGCTTTTGGGCGTGACAGCGAAAGTTCTGACAGCTCATAGACTGGTTCTACCGTATTGGGTGGTGTAACTTTCCGTAACCTCACGGAAAGAAAACTGGTGACGGTTCGTGGATTCGAGTCGGATTCCTAACACCCAAAAGCACAGCGCTTGCCGGCGCAACAACAACAACAAGCAACACACTTTCTTCCATCTTTTACATTTAAGTCACAGGTCATGACTTCACCAGAAGTTATTAAGTTACGCGACATTGTACGCTCGAAAGAGCCAATGGATGAGCTTTGTAAGAATCGGCTCATCACGCCCGAGGCCTGTGATTGGGTAAAGTCAGCTCTTGATCCTTTCCATGACCTTCAGCTCGAGCATCTGCGTGGTTATCCAGATGTATCGACTGAGCCGACGGTCGTTGTGAAGATCCGCCAGGCGGTTACTATCGCCCGGCCCCCGGGACTGGCGCAGGGGGCGACGTGGGATTGTCACATTGTGACTTCTCCCATCGATTTCTCACCTGTGACCGATTCCGCGGTTGTGTCCGC